CTGGTAATATCCGATCGAGGTATCCCTGCCACCTGACGCCGTCATTAAACGCGATCGGGAATGTATATGGAAACGATCCCGAACCCGCCGTTACTTTGACCTTGCGTCCTGGGACAATGTTCCCTGTTAATGCAGAGGATGTATTACTGGGCGAATATTTGCCGTCTGTATTGTCGAGGGTCGCCGTCAATTTCCCGGCAATTGACCGGCCTTCAAGAGCTGACGCATAGTCCCGGCCCCGTTCCCATGTCATGTCGAGAACCTCAGAGGTTATGTCGTCGCCCGAATCGGTAAAATCGCCGTCATTATTCCAGTCAACCAGAACCGTATATGATGCCGCCATTAGCCGCCCTCGACTATCGCCTCTGCTTCGACGGTCGCGGCTTTACCGTTCACCCTCTCGAGTTGCAAACGCAACTCCTCGCGCTCGCGTTCGGCGACTATGCGACGCAATTGTTCAGCCGCTAACGGTGATTCGGTGATCAGCCTTGAAAGGTCTGCGTCTGTTATTTGACCGTCCATTAGCTGACTCCCAGCGTTGCGAGCTTGTCCGACATACTTGTCAATTCATTTGTTTTGGTCGTTGCCCCTGCATCTGATGCCGACGCTGAGCCTCGCTTTTTACACTCAGTCCAAAACTGGCTCGTCAACCATGTTTCCCACTCCGCAACCGTGGGGGTAACGTCAGCGTCAGAGTCGTTCTTCCGAGTCGCTAATTCCTGTGCATATGTCCATTGATCGTCAGTCAATGTAACCGTAAAAGTCTGTGCCATATATCCTCCTATTAACTCGCTGCTATTACTGGTTCTGTTGCAAATTCTGCCCAGTTCAATTCGACGTTTACCATAAATTCCGCCGTGCTTACACCCGATCCTGTCAGGTCGATTTGTATCGCCACGGTCTGGACGTATTCGCTTGTCTCTGTGACGGTCATCGTAACGGTTCCGATACTCCTCGTTCCCGATGCGCTTGCCGCAACTGCCGATTCGTAAATCTCAGTCACAGCCGTATTTACGCCCGTGCCGTCACCCCTGATTGTTCGACCAAAAGCGTACTGGAATGCCTTCATTGCGTGTGCGCCAGTGTCGGTGTTAATCCTGTGACCGACGACACCGCTCATAATCGCAGTGTATGCGCCATCATCAGCATTGCCCGATTCGTTTGTTGATGTAATAGTGAAAATATTTGTGGCTGTATCGTCCGCAATTCCTGTTTTGTAAATACTCGCTCTTACAACACCAGCCGTTCCACTAATTGCAATTTCACTCATCCCACCAGCGGCATTGATGACTAAGCGATTCGTCCCATCCGTTCCGATGGCGATTTTCTCTTCTTCCCTGTGGCGAATCAGGGCATATCCAGACCCAGAAAGACCAATGTCAAGACTGTTTGTTCCCAGCGTTGCCCCCGTGGCATCGTTGGTAAATGCCATGTAGTTGGAGGAACTTGCGCCCCTGTGCAAATGTAATTGATAGCCTCCAGCCCCCACGACATGGAGTTTGGCATCCAACGATGACGTGATACCGATTCCGACATAATCCTCCGATGAATCAACGAATAAGGTTCCAGAGTCCCAGTTAAAATCTCCTGTGCCACCAGTTAAGGCTGTTAGCGTTCCCAGCGATGTTATTGCGCTCTGTGCCGCTCCTGTAACGGTCGCCGCTGTGCCTGTTGTATTTTGGTTAAGCGTCGTCACATATGCTGCCCCTATCGCTGTTCCCTGCCATACGCCCGTCGCTATTGTTCCGACGCTTGTCAGGCTCGACGAGGTTATCCCACTGGCTAAACTAGACCCGGACAACGCCGAACCCGCTACCGTTCCTCCGCTATTGCTGGCAGCGTGGGCGTGGGTCGCATTAGACCAGCTTGTTGATCCGATTGTAGGAGTTGAAGTCCACGCTGGAAGCCCTGCCCCAGATGTTTCCATCAGTTGACCAGAACTACCGATAGCCAGCCGTCTGAGGCTACTAGATGATTCAGCATATGGGAGATCGCCTTTCGCCTGTGACTCGAAAACGTGGCCGTCGATGGCCTCCCACTCTGTCTGTGTAAGCTCTGTTCCAACGCTTGAATGCTTTAACGAATTAGCCATAATTAACCCCTAAGTGGTTTGTAGTATACCCGAAAAACCGCCCCGTCGAACGCCGTCGCGGATCGCTTCGCCGACTTTGCGCTCGAAATCATCGAAGCCGTAAGTCGGCCCGTTGATATTGACCGTTACTCCGACGCCCTGACTGCCGTTTAGCGGGACAACCGCTTCCGGGCCTCGTTCGCCTATCATGGCGACGGTCGGCGACCGTACGATCCCACCTTTTGCCAGTTTCGGTATCTCTGGAATATCGAGCGACCAGCCCTGCCCGCCGATCCCCGGAACCCATTTCGGGACTTTAATGCTAATCTTATTGGCCCCGCGAATCATTAAATTCAGCGCGGCGATCAGGATATTCACATAACCTTTGATACCGTCGATGACGAGAGATACAGTAGCCTTCATACCGCCCCAGATCGTGTCCCAGTTGTCTTTTAGGAATAGCAATCCCTTGATCAGTGCGCCACCCGGCAGAAGCCAACCGAACGGGCCGTCAATAACGCCCGCAATAAAATCGACCACAGGCTCGAAGGTGCTTTTTATCGCGCCCCAGACAGTCGCCCATGTCTTTTGGAATATCTCGACGATCTTGTCCCAGTTCTTCCAGACCACAATCAGCCCCGCAATAGCGGCGGCGATCCCGATTATTATTAATCCGACTGGCCCCATTGCTAAGTTCAAGGCTGACATTGCCGCGGTCTGTAACCATGTGGCCGCGGTCGCTATCGTTTGAGAAGCGGCCATCGCTGAAATTCCTGTCGCCAATGCCGGGATCATAATTACCATCGGCCCGACTGCATTCGCAAAATTCCCAATCGGGGCCAATGATCCTTTTACCTTATTTTTCATAATGTCGAATTTGTCCGACGTTGTAAGCGTTTCTTTTGCAAGGTCGGCGACTTTACCCTCAGAATTCGCCATCGCTTCCAGCAATCCCCCCGGCCCGTCCAATGAAAAAGCCCCCTTGTCGATTGCGTCTTTAAACCTGACACCCGCACCCGCCCCGAATGCGTCGGTCGCAAGTGCCATCGCCTCTGTATCAGACGAAGCATTCTGTATGCCTGAAATCATGTCTCTTAAGCCACCAGCAATGTCGGTGACTCCTTCTTTTGCTAGTTTCTGGACGGCTGTATTTAATCCTGGCATCATTTTTGAAGCTGACAGGCCCGCCGCTTCCATGTTCCCGACGAGGGCCGTCGATTCATCGAGGCTTAAACCCATTGTCTTTAATTGTGGGCCGAATTTAACAACAGTTTCGGCCAGTTTAGTCATGGGGACGCCGACCGCCTGGGATACTGCCGTCAACTTGTCCAGTTGTAGTTGTGTTTTTTCCGCAGGGACGCCGAACGCTCCCATTGAGTCGGCGACGGCCTTAATCATGGGCGCGGTTTCCTCGCCCATTGCCCGCGAAACGTCCAAAAATGCTTTCGTAACGTCTTCGAGTTGTTCTCCTTCGAGACCCATTTCGGTATTGATGTCAGCGATCGCACTCGATACCGCCGCGGCGTCCTGTGGCACAGTTGCCCAGACGTCCTTAAAGGAGTCCTTTAATCCTTCGAGTTGTTCGCCAGTCGCCCCGGTTCCAGCGGCGATCGTGTTCGTTGCTTCCTGATATTCTTGTCCAAGTTTCGCCGCCGCTCCTGCCGCCAACGTCAAACCGCCCGCCGCCATTGCGACGCCTTTCATGGCTGTCCGCATTTTGCCGCCCATGCCCTTGACGTTTTGTTCCGCCTTTTTTGTATCGGCGTCAACCTGAATTGTTATTTCGTTCGCCATCGTCCTCGACTTTGCCTTCGCTTATTATGTGTAACATCTTAAGAATGCCAACGTTTTCGCGCAATATAACCGACGGCGGACAACCATACCTTTGACAAAGGTTGTCGACCATCTCCGCCGTTTCCAGCTCGACGGGTTTTACCACTGGCGACCCGTCCCGATATGTCCCGCCCCGAACAGCCTTCCACCGGGCTATGTCGAGGCGGAGCGTTCCCCCGCCGATGTCGCNGCGTTCGCCCACGCCCCAAGGATTGCCGTTCCCAGGTATGGCGGCAACGCTAAAAATCCTTCGGCGTCCGCGGGCAAATTAGACCCGTCCTCGTCCTGTAAATTCCACGACGTCAGGATTTGATCGCCAAACATTTTGAATGCCTGACGCAAATTTTCTGGCTCGTTTTCTGTGGAATTTGCGAGGGTCTGCAAGTTCAGAAATGTTTCGAGGTCGACGTCGAGTTTCGCCTCTATGCGGACACCTTCATAATCGGGATTATCGAAAACGAGGATCGCTTTCCTCCGCTCTATTACAAACGGTTTGACCCCGTTTTTGCTGGCGTTAATACTTGTGACCATTATGCTACCGTACTCCACGCCGGGACTGTACCGCTTTGCAGATTTAACGTCACCGACCATGTCAATTCGCCCGTTGTGCTTCTGGTCACGTTGTAATTTCCGACGAGCATTTCCATCGTTAATTTGGGATTAGAGGATGTATTACCCCCGACCCTCAAATCAAATGTCCGCGTTCCTGTTCGGGTTTTGAAAACGTCGTGGCTTTTGTTGCTCGCGGCGTTGAAAAACCCGCTCAATGAGACATCGCCGTCACTCATCCCTGTTATCCGCTCTTGAGCGGATTTATCCAGCCCTGTCGTGGTGATTAACTCCTGGGAGATATTGATCCCGTAATCGCCGATATCATTTGAGATATCACGGGGCGTTCCCCCGCTATCGTCAACTGCCAGATAATCGCCCAGACCTGTCTGTTTCGCCATCTCAACCTCCTTATGATCTACTAAATAGAACTGCTATTTTTGCATCGCTAAACGTTCCCGTCGTGGTCACTTTCAAATATCTGGCAACGTTTCCTGTCATCTCCAATCGTTCCGCGGTAGGTGCGCCAGCCGTGGCGACAGTTGAGAAAGTCATAAAGTTCGAGTATGAACCGTCGCTCGTGCTACACTCCTGTAAATTTACTATGACACTGCCAGATGCAACGCTAAACACCTGTAGATAACCAGTCCCCCCATTAGTCGTCGCCGCCCCGCTGTCAACTACCGTTCCCGATCCAGCAGACGAATGGGTGTCGTCATGTGCTGTTAACATTTCCCCGTATTCTGCGCCGCTACCGTTCGCTGAATAAGTCGTCGAAGCGGTAATGGCCGACCCCGGCCCGCGGGCTATGTTATATGTTCCCTGCTTAGACACTAGCCCGACCCCGGCATCCCCAGCCGCTGATCCCATCGGTATTAAAACAAGCTGGTCGGCGGTCGGGAGCTTGCCAGAATTAGACGTCCAGACCGCGTGCTGACGTGATGCCGCATTATCGAAAAACGCTTCGACTGAAATCTCACTGTCTACTGTCCCGACGATTCGTTTCCGGGCCGAAACGTCGAGCGTTGTGACGTCGAGTAATTCACTGGTATAACCCAGACCCGACAATGCGTTCGCATCGCCTGACAGGTCATACCCAGCCGTGTATAGTCTCACATTCAAACCGTTAGTCTTTGCCATTGTTCCTCCCTACGGCGTGATCGTAACCTCGCCCATCAATTCCATTTCAAAAGGTACAGAAACCGTCCTGAATACTCCGCCGCCCATGTTCACATACCCAATCGTTGCAGGGCCGACGTTAGAGTCGGTCACATTGCCCCCCAGGTTGGCGTCAGAGCGGAGCTTTGCGTCGATCTGGTACATTGCGTCCCAGACCGCCTCCTCTATGCTCTCGCGAACGTCCGGGCTATCCTGCATCCGAAAATACGCCCGAACCATAACCGAAACCCGCGATCCGATATCGCCCAATGTTTCAAAAGCCGCAATCCTCCCGGTCAACCAGTACGCCAGAACGGGCGATCCTGAGATCGCCAGCGGTTCGCCCCGATACACCGCAACGAATGCGGGATCAGATATCGTCGATAACAGCGTATCGATCTGACTTAACGCGCCCGATCTGCTCATCCCATAGCCTCGACAATTGCGTCGCCGATATATTCCTCGTACAGTTTCGGATTGTTGTTAATGTGGTTATATGCGTTCTCAAACATCTGGTAACCCGGAAATCCCGGACGTGCGCGGTTTCGTTTGCTTATTCCCTCAATCCATGACGAATAAATTAAATTCCGCCCATAACGAAACTCGCCCGCGTCGATCTGTGCGACGTTGTCCCGTGGGACTGACGCCCCGATATGGTTTCTAAGATTTGCGCTGATCCGACCGTGACGATTTTCCTCGTCGCCGTATAGCTGTTTTTTTACAAAGTTCGATCCCTCGATCGTTGCCAGATCGAACAGGCCGCGGTTGACGGCTTCAGTAAGCCCAAGCGAAACTTGGGACGGCGCGTCAAACATGGGGCCTTTAACTTTGAACGTCGTTTGCGGTGTCGGCATTAAAATATAATCCCGTTCGATGTCCCCGTCGCCCTGTACTGGTCGAGGGTCATCAGGATCGATTGTATTTCGCCTTCGGCCGACGTTATTGATCCTTCGCCCGCGCCGATGGTCGTTACCGTTCCCAGATCGCGATCCCGGAAAACAATTTTTGATAAATCCAAACACGCCTGGACGACTAATTCTGGATAGTCATATCGATATAACGACGCGCCCCCGCTATGGGTCGCGGCGGTTGAACCGTTGACGCCCCGTTCTACTGTCAACGTGTTACCGCTGATTGACGTTATATATAACTGCTCAGAATCGATGAGGATCGTTTGGGCCGGGCCTAGATTCGCCGCGGATGTAACCGAAGCCGATGTCCCCGTCGTTGATCCGATAGCGTCCGACGTCGTCACGCTGACGGTGTCGGCTGTATAGCCCCATGATCCGACGATCGACAGTGTTTGTTGTCCCGGATCAAGTCCCTTTGTCGTGTCCTCGTTCAGTTTCAAAATTGTTTTAGGTGTCGAGTTATACGGCATCAGGAAAAAATCATTGTTGTAACCTTCGGTCAATGTTTCCGATGTCGCCCTGTCGGTCGCCCCGTATGCCGTGACCGTGGTCGGGCTGATAATCCAGTTATCGAGCGGAATTACCCCGGCGGTTGAATTACCCATCGCAACGTCAGCCGTCCCCGTGGTCGTTTGATACTGCGGCGAATTCTGCAAGGTTCCGAAACCGATATCGTAATAACGGGTCTGGGTCTGCGGCCCGAATGTTCCGCCGCCGCAATAATCGTCAATCCTTCGGCTGGATGCCTCGAGGATACGGCGTATCGACGCCGCGTCGGACGTCCAGCCCGACGAATACGATGTCCCTGCCAGATAGTCCCGCAGATCGTCAGCGGTTGCGTAAGTATGCCTGACGGCCATTGTTACTTATTCTCCTGGGTTTCTTGCTGTTTGTTTGTGGGCTTTTTGGCTTCCTTGACCTTGAAATAATCAGGGTATTTTTCGAGAAGTTCGGCCGGGACGTCGTAGATTTTGCCCTTCTCGTATACGTCGCCAGTTGCCCCGAACGTGACGTTCACTAAACTTTTTGCCTTTGCCAAAATTTCCTCCTGTTAGGTTTGACGCGGGGCCGAAACCCCGCGCCATCTGGGCCGTTGTTATGCGGCTCTTGAAATCTTAAACGCATCTGCCAAACCGACCTGACCGTCACCTCTGCGCGTAGCAAAGAAGCCGACCTGATCGTTGCCCATGTACAGACTGTCGTTACGCCTGATCGTGAATCCTACTCTATCGAAAATGTAGTAATTCTTGAAATCACCGAAAATCGCGATCTTCTCCGTAGACGTGATCGTCGCACCGAGACCGCTGACAACATCCGTGGTCACGTTAGGGCGACCCATGATGAAATCTGAGGGAGCGGCGGTGATGTTAGGGACACCCGTTACCCCGTTTCCTGTCAGGTTAATCTGGTTAATCAGTGAGGCTATCGCACTTTTCATAACCCATGTTCCGTTAGCCCTGAACTGTGCGTTCAAAGCATAGTACGTACCAACGAGGTCGGCGGCAACAACAGAAGTTGCATTAGCCATCGTGTAGAACGCCACATCGCCGTCAGACATGATGCCAGCATACTGGGTAGTGTTGTTTCCACTGATGATACCAACGTCTTCAAACCGTCCTGCTGACTCTTGGAATATCTGCGTGAGCAGAGCTGGCAAATTGATTGCGGTGTCGTCGAGGAGTTCGCGGGTCACCTTTACAAGACCGCCGCTTTTCTCGATTGAGAACGCCACTTGTCCGACCGTAGGTGTCTGGTCGCTAAACGCGGCTTCCTCTGCGATTGCCGCCCACGATGCCGAACCCATTGTCGGAACATACCCGTCTTTACTCGATACACGAATGACCGTGGATAGAGGACGAAGTTGACTGCCGGGAACTCCGGGGTCGTGTACAACCTGATTTATAAACTGCTCTGGCACGAAATATCCCTCGCTGTTAACCCTAGAAAATTTTGTTTCTAGGTGGCTGATCATTTCTGTCAGCCTCTCATGGTTTCCCATGAGGTCGGACTATATCATCAACTCCGTAGAGTTGTCGGATTCTATTGACGTATTATGTGACAAGATTGTGCCACTCCGTCTAGTCTCTGAACCTTCCTTGGACACTTCCAAGGCTTGGATGCTGATTGCCTTATCTTTACGACTTAGGTTTCCAGCAATTCTTCCGATTTTCATTACATCGTCACCGATGATAATGGGGCAGATTTTACAAAACCCTCACTGTCAGTATCTTCTTGCATGGCTTTCACTTCGTCAAGACTGGCAGTTTTCCAGAACACATCGTCGCTGGGGCTTCGCATCCACTTAATAAACGTGTCGGTCTGGAAGTCGGCCTGTTCTTTTTCAGTCACGCCCATTTTTTCCTGAACCCACAGGGGCTGGGCCATTGCTGGCAAACCTTTTACCCATGACGCGGGTTTATACGATGCTTTTGTCCTTGACGTTGAGTCATTGGGATCGTAAACGGCGACGTCCTTGTCGGCGACAGGTACGCTGTTCAAGGGTTTGTTGAAATCGCCCTTCAGTGTTTTGAGTTGTGACTGTGCCTGATCTATTTGGTCAGCGTTAGCCATTTTTGACTGTGCGTCTGCTATTTGTCGCTCGAATTGCTCGACGTTACCGTCGGTGAGCGATGCTTCGGCATTTGTCAGAAGGGCGTTCGCCTCTTTTCTGATTTCTGATGTATTCAAAACGATATTTTCCTTTCACTATTGGGTTTTATTTTTAATTCCAAACATGGCGAGCCGCGCCCGTGCTAACCTGATCTGACGATCGGCCGTGTCCGGGGCGGTCGATTCCTCGACCGTGTCGGAGGCGGTGTCGCCGGGATCAGAATCGGGGTCGTCGTCGCCGATTGCTGGCTCAAATTTAATGCCGTCGTGGGCCGCGCACCATTTGCGGGCGTCGCCCTCCGACCATTCGTCTACCGGGAATCTATAAGACGCGATGTCCCAGTCGCCCGTGTCTTTTTCCCTGCCGTATAAAACAACAATCGAACGGCCTTCGTAATCGCCGTCCTCGATTGTTTCGGTCGCCGTGCGGAACCTGTCAAATTCCCC